TGCTTCTGCAAGTACAGGATGCGTTGCACCTGATGCACCTTGGAATGGTTCTGTTCTTTGATCATATTTAAATCCTAATAGATCTAAACCTTGTGTATATGTTTGTTCCCAATCTTGTCTTGAATTTTTATAATCTAAAAAGTTTTGATAAAGTTCTGAACCTAATTGTCCTAAAATATTTTCTGGTAATAATTCTGCTAAGTTGTCAAAGTGATTTACACTTTCTCCCTGGCTAAAGGCACCTGGGTCAAAATTAATTTCAACTCCACCATCTGAAGTTGGAGTGATTTCAGTGTTCTCTACACTAGGAATAGATTCTTCAACATTTACAATCTCTTCTGCTGCAGCTGCTGGATCTTCTATCTCAATTGTATTTCTAACTTCGTTTGGTAATGCTTTGTCTATTGTTGCCATTTAATTTCTCCGAGTTAACTATCTTAACCTTATTATACGAAACATTCAAGCCCTGTGGGTTTGGTCCAGATTTAGGTGGTATAGTTCTTGTTAATCTTTTCATTAAACTGGTAATCCCAGATTAACTCTTAATCTTCTCATATATGCATCCATAGTTGGATTACCTGTATTAGGATTATATACTGGTGCATATGCTTGTATAGTTCCAATTCCTCCACCATCAGATGGACTTTGTGATGGACCTGATTGAACTGAAGTTTGAGCTTGTGATGCATCGTTTGGTCCTGTTACTCCTCTGTTGGCTGCGCTTACTGCATTACTAATTGCATTAGCAACCATTCCTGCAACTGGACCTGCTACTACTCCAATAGCAGTTGCTACTGGATTGTTAATTGCATTTGCAATTGTATTTCTTGCAAAACCCGTTACTGCATTTACAGCAGTTGTAACTCCTGTTCCTTGTGATGCTGCATTGGCTGCACTTACTCCGCCTGTTCCTTCTTCTCCACCTGGTCCTGATCCAACACCTTCTCCTGATGTACTATCTCCTGATCCACCAACTCCTCCTGAATCTCCAGTTGATGCTCCAGCATCTCCTGCTGAGGATGCTCCTGCTCCATCATCTCCGCCGCCTCCAGATGCCGATGCTCCTCCTCCAGATCCGCCGCTATCTCCAGCGCCAGCTCCATCAGATCCAGATCCGCCTCCGCCTGATCCGTCTCCATCATTTAAACTCGGAAGTCCGAATGGTCCTTTGTTAGGTTTACCATTCATGGACTTATACATATTTAATTTTACTAAAACTTTTTGTTCTTCATCTGAAATATATGCAAGATGAGTTACTGGATGTGTTGGTCCTGATTTAAATTTAATGGGTGCAGTTATTGTTTTTTGTTTTCCTAAATAATTTAATTTACCACCCTGCATAACAGGTTTAATCTTTGAAACCTTTGTGGGTTTAGGTTCATTATAAGAAATTCTTTTCTCAATCATATTAATAATATGTTCTATTTACTCTTGGAGTAACTTCATCTTTATAGTCTTCTGGATGAGAAATCAACCCACCTTGTCTAAATCTCATTAGAGCTTGAGTCATAGAATCTACTAAATCGTCATTATCTCCATGTGGAAAAGCAGCGCATTCTTCAATAACTTCTTGTGCAAATTGTTTACTCTTTGGTGCCCATATTTTTCCAGATTCAAATAAAGGTGCAACGGCATTAACTCGTGCATGTTTATCATTACCTTTAGATGGTGTGTAATTTACAACGGGTATTCCCATTTGTCTAAGTTCATAAGTTAATGGTAATCCTGAAGCTTTAGCCTCAACTAAAACTGTCTCTGGTTTCCAGTACATATATTGTTCGTGAGCCAAGCGCCTTAGTTCAGGAAACTCTACACGCTTCTTTATTGAATCTAGCAATATTAAATTTGGACCAGAATCCTGGCTTGGATAGAATACGCCCCAAGTAGTAATAGCTGAATAATCCGCAGTTTCTTTTTTTAAGAATGCAGTATCATAAGATTGAATTACATGTTCAATTGGAGGTACATAATCTTCATCCCAATCCTGCCACCATTCACGTTTAATAATAGCCCCTTCTTCTGAGGTTGGATTTTGCATATACTGTGCATTCCATTTTGAAATACCAGCTGAAGCTTTAACAGCTAGTAAATCTTCTAACTTCCAATATTCTGGCCACACAGGTTTACCTGATGGAAGGATCGCTGGAAACTCTACTACTTCCCATTTATCAGCTTTATCCTCAGCTCCTTGGGCCTTGATTAGTTGTGCAGTTAAATCTTTTGTACTCCATCTGGTCATGACTAAAACAATACGTCCACCAGGCTGAAGACGCTGACGTGGACCTGACGTATACCATTCATACGCTTTATCAAATGCAGTTGTAGAATTAGCATCTTGCTCAGAATGCGGATCATCGATGATTAATAAATCAGCACCCCTACCGGTCACCGCACCTTGGACCCCGACAGCAAAGTACTCACCACCTTTATTAGTTTCCCAACGTCCAGCAGCTTTTGAATCTTCTTGTAATCTTGTATCAAATATTTCTCTATACTCAGCTGAATCAATTAAGTTCTTAGCCTTACGACCAAATCTAATTGCAAGTTCTGCAGTATGGGTTGCTTGAATAATTTTTAATTTAGGATTATTCCCAATCATCCATGCAGGTAAAAAGTAAGAAGCGAATTCTGATTTAGTATGCCTTGGTGGCATATTGATAATTAATCTTTTTAATTCACCAGTTTGTAATCTATTAAATTTATCTGATATTGTTTGATGATGATTGCCTTCAATAAAATCTGGCCAAATGTATTTTACAAAAGTTAAAAAATCAGAACGTATTTCTCTATTTTTTACTTTATGAATTTTAGTTAATAGATTTAATTTCCAATTTTTTCTTACATTAGGATCAGTAATGTTATCAATTTTTTTTAAAATATCTTTATTAAGCATAATATGATTATGGTACCTTAAATGTTTTTAACACCCCCGGGGGTACAAATCCATAGGTAATTTAGGAACCCATAACGAATTTATTAGCTATGACTATGTAAATCCTAGACTAAAGGGTATGTCTGGGACCCCTTTATTTGTTTTACCCTCTCCCCCCTCTCTTGATTAAAAGTAATTTGGAAACTCATTGGGACCTCTACCATAGGAGATGGGGGGGGGGGGGGCGGGCGAGCTCGCTCAACCAACAAGTATATATAGGATTAGGGTGGGCCCCGCCCACATGTATTTAGTACATATATATAAACCAGGGTGGGCCCCGCCCACAGGTATTTAGTAGTGGCAAATATATCACGCTATTAGTAGTGGTGCGACATAGTGTCGCACCTTACATTATTATCTTTACATAATATCCTAGATAATAGTAGAATAGAATCACTAACAACGAAAGTAATAATATGAAAATAAAAGTGGGCGATAAAATAGAAGTAAGAACTTGGTCGTCAGATAATAAAGAGGGCATTGTTAATTCAATTAACATAGCTTTAGATTACGGCGATAAAAAAGCTGAATATGGTATTGAGGTAAATAAATATGATACTGATTTAGATTATATTGGAACAGTATCATATACCGATGAATATAATTATCCTCATTGGACTTATTTCAATCAAATCATTTCAGTAATACCTCAAGACGATAAGTTATGCGATGACATTGTTCATCAACAATTATTCGGTATCTAAATGGAATATAATACTGAAATAAATATAACTGATAATCTTGCTCAACGATTTGTTGAGCAAGGTTTTACAACAAAGGAAAGTGAAACACTTTCATTTATAATAACTAAAAGTGATGATACTATTATAGATATAGTTGAAACACTTGAGGAAAGGGAAACAACAAAGGTAATATATGCTTGAAACAATAAAAGACTTTTACGATTACTTTATAACATTTGCTTCGTTGTCCTTGTTGCTTGTTGCTTTATTCTTTTGGATAGCTTTATCTATTCAAAGAAAACAAGAAAAGGACTTTGACACAAAGTATAGAGAAACTAGAAAAAAATAATTGAGAATATCGGAACAGGGAACAGGGCGACAAGCCCTGTTCCCTTTTTTATTTATGCACTAATTTTTGGTGCTGTATTATTCCAGCCGATACCAACACTAGCTTGTAATACTTTATCTAAGTTAGCAATTAATTCAGCAGGTGCGTGGGCTTCCATTATAGTGTCTAAAGCTACTCTCTTAACTTGTTTTAGTTCAGAAAGTTTTTTGCCCTCTGGTCTTTTTTCTATTTCTTGTTGAGCAAGTTCACTAGCCCACTCTCTTATTTGTTCTTCACAAAGAGCAACATTTATTCTGTCCTCTTTAATATCATTAGAGGCAAATTTATAATCTAATTTACCTTTTAATGTTTCATTATTAGCTTTCTTTTTAAAGAAAGTTTTAGCTGTTGCTTGTGCTTCCAATAGATATTGTTCAGCTTCTTTTAACTTATCAATAATAGCTTGTGCACCTATTTTTTTGGCAAGTTTTTTAGAAGCTGTATCAGTTGCTTGTGATACATACTGACGAACAAGTAGTTCTTGTTGTTCAATCATTGGGTTTAGTTCCCTTTGAACTTTATCTCTAAAGTGGTCTAGTTGGTACTTAGTCATCGCTTGTGGCATATTATACCTTTCGTTGTTATTTGATTTGGAAGTATAACATAATATCCCAGAATAAGTCAATCTAATATTTTCAATTATTTTTTTCTTTTTTTAGGGTGGGGCCCGCCCACAGGTGTTTAGTGTTTTTTTTATTCTTGGGTGGGACCCGCCCACAGGTGTTTGTGGTACCTGCGACAATATGTCGCATTGACTTAAACGAAACACTTGATCAACGAATCATGGCCCAGGGATAAATTTAGTTATTGCCTTCTAGGATAAGATGGGATAGTATTTCAATTGATTAGAAGGTGCTAGCGAAATAGATTACACGTCCCTTCCTAGTCCCCCG